TTATAAGATTCTAATAATTTTTTTTCTATCTTAGATTTTAAAGTTCCAAATTTCATATTAAACATTTTTTATAATAAATATCAATCATTAAGTAGTTTATCTAATTCATCTTCTATTTCACCTAAATAATTTCTACCCTTAGATAAATCAATAAATGAATTCTCAGTTATCATATCGTCACTTTCTAATAGAATATTTAAATTATCTTTCTTTTTTGACTCAGGAGCTAATCCAGGACCGCCAGCTGGTGGTGCTCCTTCGCCTCCTCCAGGTGGAGGTGGTGGAGGTGGTGGCGGCGCTTCTTCTCCTCCACCTAATGATGGGGGAGGACCACCAATATCTCCTCCTGGTGGAGGAGGTGGCGCACTTGAAGGTGCGGTTGTACCTGTAGTACCAACTCCGTATAATTTATCAATATTATCAAATAATCCTGTATGTGTAATAACAGTTGCAGTATTTTGAAGTTCTGCTGAAACCGCTTTTTCAATTCTCTGTTGTTGGATGTCAAGTTTAATTTCTTCATCTGAGAATCCTAAAATGTGCTTTTTAGCCCATGAAGAAGATACTGCCTGTATTCCATTTCCAGGGTCTGTTACCGCATCTCTATACAAGGCAATTTTTTCCTTCCAAACATCAATTTTCATTAAATCTGCCTGTGTAGAAGGGTTTGTCAATGCTAAACTAAAGTTATTCAATTCATCTTCAAATCCTAATAAGAATAAATGTATAATTGCAATTTTATTAAGTTCTTGCAACATACTTTTTTGAATTCTATTAATTGTTCTGGCAAAACGAATATCCTGTAAAGATAAATTTTTACCATCACCTACAACTTCTTCAAACCCCAAAAACGCTTTTGGTACACGAAGTGCTGTCAATAACTTCTTTTGAATATACTCAATATCCGCAATTTCAGAAAGATTTTGAGCCCCTGGTAATGTTTCAATAGGACTTGCTTGTGCGGGGTCACGAACAGGTATGAAGTAATCTTGGTCAACCGCCATTTGATTAAACCTTAAATCAACGTTTCCTGATTTATTGTCAACTATTTGACTTCTTTTAAATTTATTTGCAACACGTTGTACATATGGTTCAACATCTTGGTCATCCATATTTCCAACAAAAACTTTAAATACTCTTCTTTCAGGTGCTCTTGATGTTCTATAGATTAACATTGCATCTTCTGAAAGTAATAACTGTTTCCAAATACGTCTGGCCTTTTCCAACATAGAAGTACCATAAGGTAATTTTCTATCATCACCCAATAATCTAAAGTGAGCTATTTCCCAAGTATTGAACTCCATGTCCTTATCTCTCCAAGTAAATTTAAGAGCTTTTTGGTCAGGGTCTTGTTCTGCATTTTTAGGAGACTTACCTTTCATTCCTCTTTCAATTCTTTCAATCTCAATATTAGGTAACTGCATACATCCAACAACACCTTTTTCAGGGTCTAACTTTAAGTAAACAAAGTTATCGCCATACTTACAAGTGTTTCTTGTCCACATTGGTAAGTTAGTATTAATATCTAAATTATTATTAAACAAATCTGCTAATACTGACTTTATTCTTTTGGATTCAGAATAAATTTGTAACATAAACCCATTTTGGTCTGACGTTGTTGATTCTTCGCCATAAATGTCTAAAGCTGCGGAAATCTCAGGAGTATATTCCATTGATTCGTAATCATAATAAGACGCCAACCTTGTTGGTTCATAATATATTGCCTGAGTGTAGAGATTGTTCTCAACCTTTGTCCATTGGTTTGCAAGATAATACGTTTGTTGGGCTTGTAATTTTTCCCTTTCGTATTCATCCTTAGAAGGTGTTTTTAATAGCTCTTTTTTATCAAACTTATACGTAGGATAATCCTGATTTAATAATGAATTAGGACCAAACGCGGTTGATAATCGTTGCCATACTGTTAATTTTTCAGCCATATTTTAAATGTAATTATTAATATAAATACTTAAATAGTTGTTATCTTCTACCTCCACCAAACAACCATCCGTATTTTTCATAATCTTGTGCTGTAGGTTGATTCATAAAATTTGGTCTTCCACTAACATTACTCGGCATTGTCGGGTTAAAGTGTAGTGTTTTATTTGTTGGTTCATTATTAGATACTTGCCATGATTCTATCATAACTTTTGCCAACTGAGTTGCCTTTGTTAATTTAGAGAATGATGTTTCTGCAACATATAGAGCCATTGCAATTGACATAATTAAGTCATCATGATGACCTTTCTGATGGTCAGGTTTACCGTTTACATAAACAAATGTATTCATTTCATTTAGTAATCTATGACTATAAATTTTAAAATTATGTCTTAACGCTTCCTCAAAAGCTGCAATTATTTGAACACGCTTTGCACTGAAGTTAATTCCTGGTATTTTATCTTCTATTTTAGGGTTATACTTCCATTTATTCATATAATCCACACCCTCAACGTACAGATTCTTATACCCCAACTCTTTCATTTTTTGAGATGTAGATACTCCCATTCCACCTGTGATATCTATGACAACAAAACAAGAATAATTATTTCCCCACTTAACTGCAATTTCTGCTAAGACATCTGGTGGAAGTTTTCCTACATATTCCAAAACTTGTTCTTGTTCATCAAAATCAATAATCTGTATTGTTGAGAAATCCTCTGAATCACCTCTTGATACGTCAACACCCATAATGTATCTATGTCCTGCAACAGGTTCTTTCCAAATCCACAATGAACCACCCATAAGTTTTATTGCTGGCTCACAAACTTGATTTTTTAAAATATTTTGTAATTGATTTGAATCAAATACGTTATCACCTGAACCTAAAAAGTTACATTCCAATTCCTGAGAAACTTTTCTTCTATCATACTTTAATTTTTTAACCATACTTTCAAACCAAGAGGAACAAGGTTTATACCCCTGTTCAAAATATGATTTAAGAATTTCAATAGATTTTTCATTTTCAGGTAATTCAGAATAATTTAGAACAATATCTGTAGGATAATCTTCTCTATTCAAAAGGTAATGGATAATATCGTCACATTTAACCAAATACAAATCCTTAGTATATCTTGGGTCTTTATACCAAAACATCTCAGAAATTTTAAAATCGTTCATACCTCTAAGAGCTTGGTCGTAAATTTCATAGTAAATTGGGTCGTATCCGTTAGGTGTTGAAATAACAATAACTTTACCACCTGTTGATAATGAGGCCATACAAGCAGACCAGAAATCATTATCCGCCTCAATGTATGCCGCCTCATCAAAAATAAGAATGGTAGGGGTATAACCACGAAGAGCATCCTTAGAAGTTGCAACAGCCTTAACTTCACAACCGTTTGTTAATTTATAATGTCTTTGTGAATTTTTCTCAGATGAAAATGTAACCCCAACCCAAGATGGCCATTGTTCAACAAACCCTCTTATTTTGTTTGCCATCTCTACTGCAGTATCCAATTTATTTGCAATAATTAGAATTTTTTCAGGTCTTTCTTTTTTTGCAAAAACTAATTTTTTTGAAGACCATGCAGCTGTAACTGTAGAAACACCTGCTTGTCGGTATTTTAATGCAATATTTTCATTATAGTTATCGTAATCATCTAGTAGTGTTATTTGGTCGGGAAATAACTCTAAAGGAACAAACCTTGAAACGGTTTGGTCGTATGTCTGTAAATATGTTTTTAGAGCATATGGGGTATTTCTCATACACTTACCATACTCTAATAAAACTTGTTCTCTAGTTAACGCCATATCATATAAATATTAAACCCCTCTCATTTGTCAACAATGGAGGGGTTTATATCTATTTTTTATCTTGTTTATTAACTAATATTTTCACCAGGTTTCGGTGTTGCAAATTTTATAGTATTACTGTCAGGAACAATGCAAAAAGCCCCTAAATAACCTTCATGTTTTGATAACGCATATTGTGGTTTACCATTAACTCTAGTAACAACTAGTGTACCTTTTTCACCCGTTTGACAAGGTTTTAAGGACTCTTCCTTAATTAGATATCTTTGTTCTAAATTTTTATTAGCTTCTTGAATATTTTTTGATTTACTCATTTTATTTTTTTTAATAAATATCACAAAATATTTAAAAATTTATTTAGATGGAGATATACCTAAATCACCCAAAAATCCTAAATCAATATCATCATCTTCCTCATCTTCATCTTCATAGTCACCTATAGCCTTTTCGTAATCTTGTTGTTTTAACTCATTTGTAATTTCATCAACCATTCTTTTAATTGCTGACTTACCTTTTTGAGTTCCTGCTAAAATTTCTTTACTCAAAGCTAAAAACTCTGATGCTGAAATCATTGAAAATCTTGAGAATAGATAATTTTGAATATGTTTTTTATCTTCTTCAAAAAGTTCATCAGGATACGTTTCCAAAAACTTCTCCCAAAAAATTGGTCCTAATCTAATATCCCAAATTTCTGCAGGTAATGTATCCTCAGAACCCTTTACCATTTCTGCCCTTCTTGGGTCGTCAGGTAATCCGTGAGCACCTAAAATATCATAAACACCTTTCAATAATTCATGGACTAAAATTGGAAAACTAATCGCCTTAGCCTTAACTGTTGGGGGGTCTGTTTGTAAATCAACTTCTTCTTGTCCTGCTTGTCCTTCACCAGATGCCGCCATTTGCTGAACTACTTGTTCAGGATATAACCAGTATAAATAATCTAATGACGCCATGGAAACACCGTACAAATTCATTAATTGGGGGTTAATTCTTTCAATCTCATCCCTAACCAATTCAAACATATAATGTCCTTTTTTTGACGCTCCTTGAATTATTGAATTCATAAAACGTCTTTTAGCTTTTTCCAAATCAAATTTTTCAAAAGCATCTGCAAAATTAAGTAAGTCCTCAGTATGTTCTTCAGCTTCTTCAGAATTTTCTTCAAAAGCGTCTTGAATCTCTTCATCACTAAACTCTTCAGGTTCTCCTTGCATTTCTTCAGAAGGTCGTATAGTTCCAAACGGAACCAATTCCGCAATGAAATTAATTTTACCTTCAGGTATTCCCATTTGTTTTTTCACTAAGTCAATTGCAAGGTTTTCCAAATATTGTTTATTTTGTTGCTCAATTTGATTGATTTGTGTAACCATTTGCATTGCACTCATCATTAATCTTTGAAATGCATTCGCACCTCTCAAAGGAGCTCTTGTACCAGCATATCTTTGAAATTTGTCTACAACATCTTTGAATCTTTTTGACGCAACAATTTGGTCAAAATTTTTCTCACCTTCAGGCATTGCAGGATGTTCAGAATAAGGTGTTTCACCTTTTTCTAATTTACTCTGAATACTTGGGTCCATCCTTTCAGGATAGTCACCGTAATCAATCTGTTCTTTAATTTTTTTAGATTTCATTATTTTTTAAATTTAATACCTAACTTATTGAATGATAACCAATCAGGAACATTAGTTTTTGTTTTAGCCTTCGGATTTGGTTGCTTTGAAGGCGATGGTTTAAACGGGTCAAATGGCTTCTCTTTTGGAGGAGTTTTTGTACCTGGTTTAGTTGTAGGTTCCTTTGGTTTTGTCGCAGGAGCGTTAGATTCTTTACGCTCAA